TCAAGTTTACCATCAATATATATTCTCAGGATACCGCCTGTTCTATCAACCACTAAACTATACCACTGTGAATCGGTAGGAGTCCAAGCTACGGATACGTCAACCTCCGCACTACCATCTATAGAGTGGCTGAATACTAGTGTATCATTTTGTAGATACAGAGCCCAACTTCTTTGGCTACCTGTGGTGTCCCATTGACTAACAAAATAGCTATCATCAGTTGCTCCTGGGTCTGAATCAAATCTTACCCAGCACTCTATTGTAAAATCTTCAGCACCGAGATCCCAGTCATCACTATCATCAGCGGATATAAAGGCTGTGCTTGTAGCATCTAGAGTGAAAGATCCTGTACCAAACCTGAAGTCTGACCCATCTAGGTTCGCTCCTGCCCCACCATCTGTTAGTGTATGGGTGGATTGGGATACATCAACAGGGGGCTGTGCTTCCATTTTGGTGTAAAGAACAACACTCTCCCAGAACTCATCTATCGCAACAGCAGGATCAGGTGGTGGCGGTACAAAGGGAACTCCGACGTTGCTCCCTGAGATTGAACCCATCCTTCCCATAGACCAACTCATTAGTCGTCTACCGCTGAGTCTTCATCCCAGATAATCCGTACCCAAAGAAGCTGAGCATCAATATCTAGATCATCCAACCCGTCTACTACGTCTCTAGAGATTTCAAAAAACACCGTATTACCGTCACCTAATGTGCCTCCTATAGTTACTAGGCCGCTCTCAGCAGTTCGATGTACGTCATTTCCGTTAGCTCTATCTAAATCTACTTGAATCCTGGTTCCGAATGGAACATCGAATGATCCGTCATCAGGTATAGACACCGCTGCAAGCTGCCACACGACACCATCTAGACCACCTGTTTGTGTTCCGTCATGTGTGTATCCTACCTGAAATCTTATAGTAGATTGGTCATACCTGTTAGGAAAAGGAACACCACCAAACTGCATCCTTTCTTCGGTAGTGGGGTCGAAGGGGATATACGCCACGTTAGGTTGGTCAACTGTGACCTCACGAACCGCTGCTGTGCCCGCTGGCTGAGTAACAGGAAAGTACATAGAGGATGCAGGCCATACTTCAATCTGTCGTCCAAAGATACCAGAAGTCGGGGTTGAACTAGATATTTCTTCTAAATCTGTCCCTGTTGAGTGTATAAGAACAGCCACACCGTCCTGTGCTGCAACAGTAGTACCGCCTGTGACTGTATCTATGGTGACGGTATGACCTGAGTTATTAATCACAGCAAATCTACGTTTACCGTCCGGTACGTCCAGGTTCCAAGCTCCTGTTGCTCCACTTGTTAGAACAATTAACCCATTATCTAAAAACTCAGCAGATGTAACTGTAACAAGGGAGTCATCAGACACTACGCTAACATCATCGTTAACAGAGATATCGAAAGCATCAAATGCTGCGTTGATAGCATCGACCTTAGTGACACTCTCTGCTTCTACGTGTGTTGCAATATCATTCGGTGTATCAACCATTTAATTATCCATTCGAAAATCGTGTTTGTGGGACTGTGTAGGTGGTTCCGGTGTATCGAGCAACGCCTTTGGTTATTCTTAGAGCATCAAGCCACCCATCAAGTTCTTTTCCGTCACCATCACCTATAACGAGGTCTGCGTTCCCTCCACTAAAAATATCACTTGATATTGTATCGGTGGCTATTCTTACGCCTTGTGCAAAAAGTTCTATATTACCAGAAGTTCTACATGCAGCTACGTGTTTTAGACCTAAATCTAGTAGAGGGTAATTACCTCCAAGACTAATTGCGTCAGATCCAGTAGTAGAATAGATGAAATGTAAAGCACCGTCGAAGTTGTTATTGGACGCATTGTTATCGGTTCTAAATAACCATTCTCTATCAGGGGCCGACCCATAGACACCAACTATTGAACCATCATGATCTGAAAGCTGTTTAAACCAAGCCTCAATGGTCCAATCTAGTCCTTCTAGATCAAAAAAGGTGCCCATATTAACTCTAGTTGCAGTTATACTGGCATTAAGTTGGTTATCAAAGAACAAAGCCCCTAAAGCGTATTGGCTACCCCCTTGTGTGTCCGCAGTTATACCGCTGTTTTCTCTTGGACTGCTTTTATCCCAGTATGATCCAGGGGTAAAAGTTACATTGCTAACAGTAAGTGGGATTCTATGTGGTCCCTTATCCTTGGCGTTTACACTGTTACATTGTAACAATAGAGACACACTTGAATAGTCTCCATCTAAAGCAGGAATAGGAAAGTCATCTATGCGACCAGTCTTAACAAAACCTCTTTCATTAGTTGCACCAAGAGAAGTCTCCAACTGGTATATTTTACACATAATTCGGTACAATGGATAGGGGGATACGACAGGCGACTCGCCGAAATCTGCTTCTATATCAAGCTGATCGTATGTCACCACCACATCAGCATTATCATCAGGGTCTACTGTAACGACAGATCCATTGGCTGTGGCAGTACTCGTAATAGTACGTATAACTGTGAGTTCATCTTTTAATAGGATATCTACTTCATACTCATGAGAGCTTTGGGACAGAGATATCACGTCTGAAGGGCCTAAATTGGCATCAAAACGCCCTCTGCGCTTGTATGTTATGGTCCAATCATCACCAGTTTTAACTCCAGAAACGTGACCTACAGGACGTGGAGCAATAATTCTGCCGGTATCCTCGTAACCCACAAGGTTTACTATTTCCTGACCGCCGTTGATGGTATATGCTTTGTAGAAGAACTCATTATTAAGTTCACCTAGCGCTGTGTTATAAACCTGAACATCTAGATCGGTAAGCACAACCACATCTTCAAATTCTGTATGAGTATCGCTCTCTTCTGTGCCCTTTCTTCCGCGTAAGAAGTTAGAGAAGGTCCATTCACCGTCGCCGTCATCTACAACAGTCATAACCTGAAGGATCTCATCACCTACAAGGAAAGCATTTTTCTCTTGAGTAAGCTCAAGAAAATTTACACTTGCAAATGAAATACCAGGATCAAATTGAACAGTAAGAGTACTAGTTGTGTCTAATAGTGTGAATAGGTCAAACCCTCCCTTGAGACTATCCCGTGTAGGAATAGGTTCTAATGCATTAGTTGTTACGCCGACTATACCTTCATTAGCACTGTTATAGAAATTCCATTCTATGAAGGTTTTACGTTCTCCTACACCGGCTCCTCTTACAATAGAAGTCCCATCCCAATCCGCTCCGACACTCATGCCTCTGGCCGATACTGTCACACCTGAGCTACCTGGGAATGGATCAGACGGATCTAGCATCAATGGAATATCCATCATCAGAAGTCTGGTTGGATTAAGCACATCATCAAGTGTACCGGGGATGAATGCTCCTGAGCTACCACCAGTTGTAGATGGGTTTAGGGTTTGAATGTTAGCAAGGATCGTGTCGGCCTCGGATGCAACAACCTCTACAGGCATTGGGAAGCCGATACCAACACACTCAATCATGTTGTTAGCACCCATATCTACTTCGAGTAAGGTAACGACATGCCCAGAACCTTCATGGTTTATGGTGATGGTGTCGCCTGGGCTCAACAGCATCTTCTTAGGAAGTAGGTTGAACTTATATCTGGTTCTATCCATCCAACTCTGATGAAGGGCTACCTCTACCCGTCGTTGAGCTTCGGTTACAGTTAGGTTCACAGGATATGTCTTTTTGACTAATCTCTCTGTGTTTACAACCTCTTTAATACGTCTAGATGAAACTATCTGTTTTTGATGATCAAAAGTTCCTTCTATGAAACCGTACTCTACCTGCTTTGGCATTTCAAGTTCTTGAGTACGGGTTTCTTCTAGCCTTCGTGTTTTTGACTCTTTACGCTGATCAGAAGCACCCAGATCATCACTAACGATAGCATCTACAGTTGCAGTTCCTCTTGATGGGTGCTGGATTACGTGTTCTTCTTCAACAACTAAGAACTGATATAGCTCAGATAAAGACTGCTTAACAGATTTGACTTGTGTTCTACCACCTATAATCCATCCAGGGACATTGGTAGAGTTATGATTTGTGGCGTCGGTATCTGTACCCGCTAGATATCCTGCACGATTATCTAGGTCATCTAGGATTGACTGAAGAGTTACACCACCAGATGATTCTCTGTCTAAGAACAACCAACTAATAGGAGTGTTGGTGGCAGGAGTCATAACTACGGCATTTAGAATTGGGTCATACATAGGCTGTTCTGAAGTTGAGGGAGCGCCCCAGTCTGTCCAATCATATAGTTTTATTCTTCTCATGCCAACAATATCAATACGCTCTCCAGTTCCTCCACCTGTTCCAACTACGAGTTCTCCGTTAATGCTTCCTTGTCTAAATAAGGATTTACTACCAGTTGGGGTTCCACCAGTTACGCTATCAGGATCTATGGTTTCTGTGTCGATAAACCACTTATGCCACACGTTACCTTGTACGAAGAATAAGGAGTTAGTAGTACCTTCATAACCTAGTCCACTCTGACCAGTAAATGATGCACCAAGATCAAATGTTTGTTCCACAGTACCGCCTGGAGTCATTTTGTGAAGCTCAAAATTACCAGCGGCGCGGTGTGTACTCATCCATAAATCACCTTCAGATGTTATGGCGGTGCCTAAAATACCTGGAGCGCTAAGACCAGAATCAATACCACCACCAACACCGTCTGTTGTATAAGTGGCACCTAACTTTTCCATAAGGTTAAACGGGAATAGAGGCAGACCCGTTATTGGATCTATCTCTTCTACGTTCGTGGACGCATACCAACACCATTGGTTATCCTCTACACCTAGACCTTGGGCAAAGATGAATTCTTGAGCGCTACCAGTAAAGAAATAAGTCGAAGTATTACCGCCTCCGATCCAACCTATTCTGTCAATAGGTCTCGCTATGGCGGCACCAGTATCAACATCATGTAAACCCGGTATACCTACACTGGATAAATCGTTATCTTCAGAGATCCCCTCGTTGAGAATATTAACATCATTGAATCCCAAGAAGGAATTACCGTTGCTGTTTCCAGGCCGAACCATAGGTTCAAGGGTACGGGTGGTGGTTAAAGGTACAATTTCTGATTGAGTATGAGAGTTGATAATCCACGGTGTTAGATCATTCCCGCTACTGAAGACACGTATGCCATCAGGGATGAAAAAGTTATTTGTACTAGTGGTTCGAACAAGATCTACCTTCGGAAACACAGGTGTAGCTATTGTAGAAACTACCATTTCAATCTGAGGAATACGATTACCATAATTAATCAGTGGCATATCATCATAAACTACAGTACACACCCCTCTATATGCGGGCGTCAACCCCACTCCAACATGGCTTTCTACTAGGGAATCAGGAAGTTGATCTTCAGCGCCTACATGAATTCGTACCGCGCCTGATTCAAACGGAGATACATTGCCAGCAACTACGGAAAGGAGAGCCGAATAGACGGGGCTTGTTAAGGTTGCGCTACTAAAGTCTGCCAGTATTCTTTTATCTGCAAGGATTTTCTCTACTTGTGCTACAGGAAAAGCAGCAGGACTCTCACAGACTAGGCACATGAAGTTACCAAAGTAGGTGTAGGTTTTTGTTGTGGTACTACCGCCGCCACCACCCTTACCGCCACCATCAACCTTACTTTCCTTAACTCGTTCTACAATATCTGTAGCCCACACATAAGTTATACCCATACGGAAGGTGCCGTACAAGATAGGAATGACTGAACCATATTTAGAATCTGCAAATGCAAGATTATCTAGCCGTGCGCCTTCTCCACCTGAATCTTGACCTTCGGGTGGGAAAGCTAGTCCACCAATAAATGATCCGATAGCGAACCCAAGACCAGGGTATCCGAAGTACAGCCCAATCGCGGCACCGGCTAAACCTAAAGCAAATCTTGCGTCTGAATTACTAACACTCATTCTTCAACCATTGGATATTGCCACACCCCTAAGATATGGCCTGGATTAACGATACGACTTTCAACAACCCCCATTATATTAGGTTTGTTGTAGCCATGAATAACATATAGATTAGCACCAGGGCGGTGGCTCACTATACCAAGATGCTGCGGAGCGCCTTCAGAAAAGAAGAGGCATACGTCTCCTAGCTTTGGGTCATCTACTTTAATCAATAAAAAATTTAACGCTTTAAGCATCATCTTAGGAACAGGGGCTCGACCATATCCTATAAACTGTTTCATATAATCATCATCTAAGGCACCGGGTCTAAACCCTTCACACTTATCACCAACACGCATTATTAGTTGGGCACAGTCTGTAACGCCGTGTTTCCAAGGAGTTCCTAGCCACGTTCTTGCTTCGGCTACTATCTGTTCCCTTGTTACAGCCATTCTTCACCTACCCAGTCGTCAGTAATAAAGGTAGGCGGTACATCGTTGAGCCATTGTTGGCATGAGATAGCCACAACCATAGTGTCAGCCATTCCCCCATGTAATACTCCTGGCTCGATGCGGAGCCGTCTTAGATGATAACGTTTCTTTATATCAAACGTGCAGTCATATGGCATCACGTTCTCCCCAACCCAAGCCACACCGCTACCTACTAGATGGGACTCGTATGTATCTACGTTAGGATGGCAGTGTGCTGGCACAGGGAAGTGAGGGTATAGCGTTATCTGTTCAACCTGGAACTGCTTATCTCTAAACATAACAAACTCATGACTACCTTCAGACAGCTTAACTGGATTGTCTGGTACATCAAATGGTTTGTTCTCCCACCACCACTTTGTAAATATTCTAAGGTTCATCGTCTTTATCCTGCTGGTGGTGGTGGTGGAATTCTAAAGATCTGATCGTTTCCTGGCAGATCCGGTTCCCCCCTGAAGTTGTAAACATTATCAAAAGTTCCAGAGCAATCGCTATCTCGTAAATGGTCACAGCCTACTATCAAAGTAAGCGCATCACCGGCAACTATGAGTCTAGGCATCGGCTGGAACAGAAGTATGGTTTTAGTGCTAAGGGTCCAGAGCGCTATGCCCTTCCTACTGATACCTCCGAGGGCGTTAAGGCCAGAAGTCCAATCAATGAACCCACCCTGGAAGAAACCATCAGGAGCATCTGTAGTGGTAACAATTGTAAACTCCATCTGATTAGTGACAACATCAACGGTAACATCAATCCGTCTACCCTGCCGTGTTGTGAACGTAATGTCGTTGTCGATGGTTGTGTTTCCTAAGCCTGTATCCCAGGATGGTTCTGAACCACCGGTTGTTCCAGCTACAGTGATCTCAAACCATCTATCGTTTGGTGTAATAGGGAGAACCATGATCTCTTCTGTAAGCCCTCCGGCATCGAATGGGTTACGAACGTTAGTGGTGAAGTCCCGTGCCATAGTCCACTCTTCTCCAGTGATATCAACCTTACAACGAACATCACCTAGATCCGCTCTGCATAGAGGTGCAGTAAGTTCACCAATCTCCTTAACATATCTCTGCATCATACCACGGATCTCAGCAAAGAACTGAATGCTTGTGGATGCTTCACCTAAGAAGCCTCGTCGTATCTTTAGAGCGCCATCAGAAATATTATCGTAGTTGATAAGAAATATCTTAACCTCAGCGAAATCCCATAAACCGTCTCGCACATCTTCCTTAGTGAAGCCCGAACCCTCAAAGAAAGCATTGAACTCAGTATTATCTACAGCGATATCTGCGCTAGTTGAGATAGAGGATCTGTCAATACCAGGAAGGTGTCTGTATGTTACTAAGCCCGAACCATCGTTAAACGGAACATCTATGTCCAGGTTAGTGAACCCGAATACTGTACCGTCCACCCTCTGTATCCTAATCAGAAAAGTAAAGTTCTGGGAGATAGCATTGATCGAGTCTGTGAACCCGCCGCTTGGTGAGGTCTTAACCATTACTGTGGATCTTTCACTTCAAAAACATTCAACTGTGGGATCTCACCAGCCTGTGCCCAGATAACACTAATACGTAGAACCTCATCGTTCTCATCAAATCTAACTGGTACATCAAATTCACAATTAACTTTCAACTGATGCACACCACCGGGACCAGCGCCACCTGTAGAATCCAAAGCTGCAATTAGAGTTATCACACCAAGAGCCGTAATACTGTAGTCAGCCGGATCGAATAGCTCTGTACTATCGTTGTAAACGGTGAGTGTACCGGATACAATCTTATTGATGATCCTGTTGAAATCTGGGGCGACACCATCTGAGTGGAGTTGGACAACCTGGAACGGGCCTGTGGTATCGTCTCCGTCAGCAATAACTTGGGCTGATGTGTCGGCTGGAGTTACGGGATCACCAATCTTATAGTCTGACCAGTCCTTGAACAAAAAGCTTCTGAGCGCACCACGTCTCATGTAGTAGAACTTTAGAATCTCTTCAACAGCAAGAACAACTAGCCCATCGTCCTCCATGCGTAGAACACCATAACTGATATCATACTCAGCACGGGTTCTCGTCCATTCCTGGTTACGCTGTTCATCACCGGAGTCTGAGGTTGTCACATTGGTTTTAAAGCCTGGGCCACCGAGGGCTCCACGTTCAACAAACTCAGACAACCTTATATCATCATGCGCCATTAACTATTCCTTTGTTGTGTTCTACTTACGGCGGCTGCTATTCTAGAGGTTACGCCATTTTGGTTACGTCTAAATCTATCAGCATTCTCTGCGCCGGTTACGTTAATAGTGACATTGGTTCCACCCATACGTCGTCTTCCACCGCGAGGAATAATATCAACCTCTTCTCCAGATTGAGCGTTGAACTGAACCAGTCTATTGTCTACACCCCCGTTGGGTATTGCTCTAGAGTTTCTGTCACCTACAACGAACGATCCACCGTGAGCGAATGAGCCCTGGTTAGCAAGATCGAAGTTACCTGTACCCTGTCCTCCTAATGAACCACCATCGTTTACAGAGCCGAAATCTCCACCACCACTTCCCGCGAAAGCACCAATCCCCGCTGTGATTAAGCCACCGAAGCCACCTAAGAAGTCTCCACCGCCGCCGCCAGTCTCACTACTAGCACTAGAAGAAGCAGCCTGACAAGCAAGAACAAGCTGGTTAAGACACGTTGTAGCGGCTACACATGCAGTGTTAAACGCCGGTAAAATAGTAGTTCCAGATGCCGTAAGTAGCGTATTAAAGGTTAGCAAATTAGGTTGCAGTATTACTTGCTCTGCTGTAACTGCTTGGGTGGCTAATAGCTCGGCGTTCTTGGCTGCAACTAGCGCTTCACTTGCCGCCGTCTCTGGATCTTCACCAGCACCCGGAATAACATTACCAAGTAAGTCATTAAATAGTCCGGTTATCTCACCAATAGCTTCTCTGAAAAATGCTCTACTAATCTCTTGTCGAATAATATCAAGGAACTCTCGTATGCTAAATATACCGGTCTCTACGAAATCAACAAGCCTGTCTTCTAGGTTTGAGAACACAGTGGTAAACGCATCTTCAACGTTAGCCGCAGTATTAGAATAAGCTTCTTCAATTCTAAGCATAGCTCTTTCTGCACCAGCCGCCATAGTTCTCTGACTTGCTAAGAATTCAACTCTGGCTGCTATTGCTAATTGTCTAAACTCTTCTTGTGATATGCTGGTGTTCATTAAAGCTATATTCAGCAGCTTCATTTTATCTGCATACTCAGATGCAGCATTACCGGCACCAACAAGATCTCTTTCAGTTCTCCTAAGGATCTCAGCTTCAGTCAGATTAAGCGTAATGCCTCTTTCTCTAGCTAAGTCAAGAGCAAGTTGAGCGTCAGTCATTGTACTTCGTGAAGATAAGAAGATGCTTACGCTTCTTTCTAATTCGCCAGCAGCACCAGCAAGTTCTTCTCTAAGCTCTTTCTGGGCTATAGCAAGCTCAGTTGTGGTAATACGTCCTAATGAATATGCAGCATTTAGATTTTTCATCTTACCTGCAACATCAGTTACAGTGTTTCCAACTCCTAGAAACTCTCTATCTACTCTTCTTAACACTTCTTCCAGGGATAACGTTGCACCTGTAGCAAACTCTACACCAGCGGCATAAGTTGCTTGAGCCTCGGCTAATGTGTTCATTCTATCTATGAAAGGATCAACTGAAGCTAGAAGATCGTTAAACGAATCTAAAAGTCTTTGCTGTGCCTTCGTTAACTTTCCAGTCTCTATCTCATCAGTAGAACCTTCTGGCCTACCTAATAGATCTTCAATATTAACTCCAGGTCTTTTTAGACCAGCTAAAAGTTCATTAAGTTCGGTTATCTTAATAGCAACATTGGTTTCTAATGATTTACCTAACAACTCAGCAGCCCTATCAGATGCTAGAAGCCCGTCACCTA